GTCGCCGGCGGCGGTGGCGTCATGTGGTCGATCAGCACCTGAAAAATACCGAGGCCACGGCCGGTGATCATGTTGCCGCGCACGTAATGCGTGCTGTTGGTCCATACTCCGACCAGGGTCAGCGAGGCGATCGGCAACGGAATGACTTGAGACGTGCCATCCGTGAAATGAAACGTCATCGAATTCGAGGTGTAGGTGACGGTATCGATGCGCTTGCCTTCGGCCAGATCTGCGTTCAGGCTGACGACGCGTTGATCGAGATCATGGAAATTGCCGTCGACCTGCGCGGCGCTGTTCGGCGTTCCGGTGCCGGAGCCCCAAGCGCCGCTGCTGACATAAACGATCGTCATTATGCTCCCGCCGCGGTATTATTTCGGATCTGGTCCTTCTCGAGAATCTCTACGTTATCGCGTTGCGGAGGCTCGGCGTAGACCGTCTGGGACGGGTCGCCACTCATGTATTCGATTTTCTTGATCCTCTCGACGTCGATGTATTGGCTCTTATCGATCGTACCATCATCGTCCTTGTGATAGATCCGCTCTTTGTTGAATTTTCGTTTTTTCTCGACCTGTTTGGTTTTCGACGAGCTGTATGAAGTGCTGGTGGTGAGATCGATCATTTGAGCAGAGCCGCCGCTCAAGACTGCCATGTTTTGGTCGGCCGCGGCTGTCGGCGCCGGCATGCGCGGCTGCCGCGCCGGACGGATGTCGGGCAGGATCTCCGGACGGACAATGACTTCAAAACCTGTCATCACGTCGCCTCCAGATCATAGCCGGTTGGAATCTTCAAGTCGGTCACTGCGATAGCGTAGGATGTGGAAAACCCGGCTGTCATGCTCTTAAGCCGGAAAGTGGCGCGGGTTTCGACTTCCTTCAGCGCGTTGGTGACAGCCTCTTTGCGCGCGTTCACCATGGCTTGGGCTTCTTCCAGCGCGCCCGCTGCCGTCCCGGCTTCGAATTGCAGCGCCTCGCCTGCAGGAAATGTCATTGGCGCCTGCAGGCGGAGCCGCTGTTGCGCCGGTGGATTTTCCACCGCCAGCGGAATATCGATGACGTCTTCGGCGCCGATGGCCGCCAAGAAATTGACTCCATCGTCATTCGCCGCAGCATTGGGCGGTTGGTAACCGACCGAGGAATCGATCGGATCGAACATGATGACCCGATCATTGAATTGCTGATAATCGAATCCGGCATAATCGATCGTGCAATAGGTCGGCGTTCCCGCGGTTTCCACCTGTGAACCGCCGCGGCCGATGGTGCAGCCGATCCGAACCTGACAGTCGATCCGGCCATCATTGCCGTTCAATGCCACGGAATAGCCGATGATCTTGCCAAGCGCCTGGCCGACTCGAGGTTCGATCAGGGATGCATTCTTGCGCAGCGTAATCTCCGACATGCGGATTAGCTTCGGAGCAAAGCTGATCTCGACCACCCGCGCCCGCTTCATCAGGTGCGCCCGCGCCAGGGCAATCAGATGTTCGAGACTGCGGTTGCCGCGATCGGTCGCAATATAGCAGTTGCGCCGCGGATCGCCGATCGGGATCGATCCGTCACTGAGCGGCTCACTCAGATTAACCGAGGTGACGTCACTAATTTGCAACGCCTCACCATCTTCGGGATCGGTCAGAATCGATTGAACGTCTGCAAACAGCGAGAACGCCACCGCCTCAATATATTGCCTCGATGCCTTGAATCCCGCGAGCAGCGTCGGGGCAAAACTGTGCATTGGCAATATCGAGGTGACGGTAGTGTCACTATGGCTGAAGGATGCGGTATAGGTGCCGCCTTCGCCATCTGGCGCATAGGTGACTGTCGTACTATCGCTGGTGATGATGGGACCATATTGGATCGAATCCGGCGGTATCCGGCCGATCTTGCCTATCGAATATGAACTCGTGACATGGGTAGAACCGCCATCCCACCATTTCACCGTAACATCGCTGTTGCCGGTCTCGGTTCTGACCGTTGTGTCATAGGGATTACTGGCGGTTGCCTCGATTACCGTCCAGCCATCGCCGAGACCGGCGCCATTTTTCGGCCAACTGTCGGCGCCGAAGGTGAACGAGGTGATTTCCCCGCGATTGGCCGACGGCTCATTCGGCCAATTGTCAATGATGTATCTCGTCAGGTCGACATTGCCAAACGCCTGTTGGGTCCAGGTGTATTCGGCATCGACATCCACACGCGCGAGCGGCCCCGAAGTAAGCGACAACGAGAGACCGTCATACAGCACCTTGTTGGCTTCGCTTGTACTGTCGAACTCAACGAGACCATCTTCTCCGGTGATTTCATCGGAGACGGAAAGCACATGGGTTTCGCGATCGTAATGCCAGATCTTGGTGTAGCCCTCGAGCACCACTTCGGGATCGGTGCGCCTTGAAGGATCGATCACCGCCTCGTCGTAATACGGCAGCACCCGCAAGCTATCGGCCAGCGCGGCCTTCTGCATCACCAGATCGATCGGGCGCGCGACAAACTCCAGCGTCACCAGTTCCTCGAACAGGCTGGTCGGTACCCCCACCAACCGACCACGAAACCTGATCAAATCGGCACCGCAATCGAGCGCGAACCAGCACCAGATTTTGCGGCCGGGACCCAACAATCCGATCGGATCGCCAGCCACGTTGCGTGGCCGCCGTACCACGATCGTTAGACTCGCCGGGTCACCCTCGTCTTGCTGCAGCGTGAACGAGAATATCTGCTCGTCCCAGCGCATATGGCCTGCAGTGAATGTCGTCTCGCCCGGATCGATCCATGCGAAATAGGGCATTCCTGCGGGCATTGCTTCACACCGTCCTTTGCTCGGCCTCGAGCTGCCACGCCACCTCGGCCGCCCATTCGTCGCGCGAGCAGTTCCAGCTGGTCACCTTGGCCAGAATGGTCAGCACGTCGCCGCTGCTATTGGCGGCCCCTAAGCCGGGGATGCAATCGATCGTGATATCCATGCCCGGCCACACGTCTGACAGTTCCGGCGCCTCGTGATCGGTGCAACTGATCGAAACCTTGTATTGCCGGAACTGGGCCAGCGAGATATCGGCCAGCGCGCCACGGCAATCGCGCGCCAGGCTCGCGGCCTGATCGATCGGCGTCAGCGTCATGGTGATGCCGCGCACGGCGTATTGGCTGAAATCGATGCCGTCGATGGCCAGCAAGGTGTAGGCGGGCATCAGGTGTACCTCGACGGCTTGCGGCCGCCGGAGCGAACCTGGGCCATCGCCGCCGCTCGCTGCAATTCGTCGACCACACTTTGCGACGCGCGCAGGCCGCTGATCGGAGCCAGGCCGGGAAACTGGATGGTGACATGGCTCATGCCGCTGATCCCGCCACCTGCCAACGATGGCATCGTCACCAAGCCGCCAGTTGCGAACCGTCCGATGCCGTCGAGCACCCGACTGAGATCGCCGCCACTTCGCCGCAGCGCCTCCAGAAACGCCAACACGCCCGGCTGCCGCACAGCGCGGGCTGGCATAATGTGCTCGCCACGCGAGACCCAGGCCAGGTTGGAATCGGATGTGCCGGAGCCGCGACCGCCGATCATGCCGCCGCGGGCAAAACCACTACCTCCAGCGGGAGCCGGTGCGCCACCGCCGCCCGAGGACTTCAAGCCAAGGAAATTTCTAATTGCTTCTATGGCGCCATTGATCGCTCCCGTGATCGCATTCCACGCCGCAACTCCGGCCCCTGAAATCGCGTCCCACGTTATCGTGAGTATCGAGGAAGCGAAGTTGCCGACCGCAGTGATGGCGCCCTGTATCGCGCCGACGACCGCGTTCCACGCGGACACAGCACCTTGGCTAATGCTGTCCCAATTGAGCGCGATCAGCGCGGCAACCAACAGCGAGATGGCCACGATCGCCGCTCCGATCGCCGTGGGCACTCCCAATATCACAGCCACCACAGCACCCAGGCCGATAACTATAGGAGTCAAAGCAGCGGTAGCGACGGTGGCAGCCGCCGCCAGCGCCGTGAATCCTCCAATCATTTGTCCGATGATCACCAGTGCCGCAACGTCGGTGCCGGTAAGCTGGGTACCGAAGAACCTGTTAATGATATTAGCCACACCGCCTGCGGCTTGTCCAAGAGCAATGAAAGCGCCGATGATCAACTCAATCGTTCCCGGCAGGTCGGCGATGATCTGCTTGATGCCGCGGAAGACATTGCCGACCACGCCTTGGTCTGCCTCGGCCGCCGCTCCGATCTTCTGAAACGCAGCCACGGCAGCCGTCGAGAACTGATCCCAGAACCCGGAGAAGTCACCGGCGAACAGCTTCTTGATCGACTCGCCGATCGCAGCCAACTCTTGCGGGATCAACGCCGCCACTGTTTCCGCGCCCGCCTTGAGCTTGTCCCAGAATAGCACCGCCGCAGCAGCTGCCGCCAATAGCAACGGGCCGAACGGGCCGAACACCGTCGACAACAGCAGCGTCAATGGCGTC